GTGGCATGAGCCAGCTTTCTTAGATGGAGCACATGCCCCTGGGCTTTACACAATTAATGTAAACACAACCAATTACGCAAACTTTTATGTCGGTGGGTATGCTGTTGTAATAGAGGATGAGAATACCTATGATGCGTTGAAGATTCAATCAATGACCGCAACATCAATAACTTTTGAGTCTGAGCTGAGTTTCAACTACACTACAAGAGCACAGGTAATGCCGTTGCTTACTGCATATATTGAAGCTGCTTCTGCATCTCTTAAATATCCGTACAATCAACAATACTTCAACCTACGAATCCATGTTGATCCAGAAGTGAATGACATTGCATCCGCTGCGGCCTTTAGCACATATAACAGTGAGCCGTTCATGGATGGGGCTAACCTAATAGACGGCGGCCAGCTTGCAGAAGCAATTCGCACCAAGATATTCGTAGTCGACAATCTCACTGGGCTACGCACACAGCATACCGCCTGGGCTCACAGCAAGCGGCACAGTAAGAAAGGCTGGAAAACAAATACCAGACAAGAGCTGTGGGAATTACGACAGCTCCTACACTATCTCAAGGGCCGACAGGTTGGCTTCTATATTCCGACTTTCTGGAAAGATGTTTCACCGACCCAGGATTTAGCTATCGGCACCACGACTATGACAATAACGAACATTGGCTACAATGTCAATGCCCAAGAGAGATGGCCCAAACAGGTGATCCGTGTTCATCTGAAAGCAGGCACTATATTGACCAGGACTATCCAGAATAGCTCGATTGTGAGTACGACGGAAGAGCAGCTAACCGTGGACACTCCGTGGCCCGCGACTTATAGCCCTGACGACATCGAAAGAGTAGAATTTTTAGAAAAAGTCAGAATAGATGTTGACGACATCACCATTGTTCATTATAATGGGTTAGGACAGGCCGAATGTGTCGTGCCTATTAAAGAGATGGAGAATGCGTAATGACCTTTGAAGCATACGAAGAATCACAGGCTGCTGGAAGTAGGATAGAGCTATATACGCTAACTATTGGTAGTACAATCTATCGAATGCACGATTCAGTAGAAGTGTCGCTTAATATCGGTGGCGACGATTTCTATCGAGTGCAGGTAAGCCGTGGCCCGATTGCAACAGGCCAAGAGTCTTTAGAAATCGGACTACCAGGAGACCACGAATTCTCACTACAGTTTGCCACGATTGCTCCAGGACAAACGGCGACACTGACAATTCAAGCGTATCACCGAAACGATCCGGCTACAGAAGTAAAGGTTGTTTATAAAGGCGTTGTTCGATCTGTTGCGTTTACGCAGAATGCAGCGAAATCAGCGATCTCACTTGTGCCCGTAAACGAAGCACTGGATAAATTAATTCCAGAGCGAACATTTCAAGCCGCATGTAATAACGTTTTATTTGATTCAGACTGTAAGGTCTCGGCTGGATCATACTCACATACAAATATTGTTTCAGCGATCTTAGGCAATGTGGTAACAGTAACTGGACTGCTATCTGCAAAAGGTGATGGTTGGTCAACCGGTGGGTATGTTAGTTATGGCACTCTCGATTATCGCCTTATTCTTGAACAAGACGGTGACGACTTAGTATTAGTGCTGCCGTTCCACGCGAATGTCACCGGCCAGACTGTCACTGTGTACGCAGGTTGTGATCATTCGATTGCTGTATGTGCTTCTAAGTTTAGTAATGATATTAACTTTGGTGGCTGCCCGTATGTGCCGACAAAGAATATTTTCTTGACAGGGATAAAATGATGAGAACCCAGGTAATAGCAATTATCTTATATTCTATTCTTAACCTAAGTATGATGATGGAAGTACCTGACGAGGTCAATGTCCAGAAAGCTGATTTCGGGCTCACACTACTTTTATGGGTTGCGTTATTTGCTCTCAGTCAACTACTAACTCCTGATCCAGAAGTTGAGAATGCTCGGCCAAAAACATTAGATGACTTTAACTTCCCTACAGCTACTGAGGGCCGAGCGATTCCGCTAAACTGGGGTACTGATAAGCTCAAGGGGCCGAACGTAATTTGGTATGGCGATCTACGAACCGTACCGATTGTCGAAAAGATCAAGGTCAGCCTGTTCAAGAAGAAGAAAGTTACTACCGGATTTCAATACTACCTGGGCTTTCAGATGGGTATATGTCACGGCCCTGCTGTATTGAAAGCGATCTATATCGGTGATGAAAAGGTTTGGTCTGGTACGCAGAGCACTGACGGAGAAATTGCAATCAGCACTAAAGATCTAAGAGGAACATTCTCTTTCTATACAGGCAGTACGACACAAAGTGTAAACAGTTATTTGGCTACACATCAAAACCCATGTCCGGCCTACCGTGGGTTGTGTCACGGTGTATGGCAAGGTGGGTATGTCGGTAACTCAACTACGATTAAACCGTGGTCTTTTGAGATCCAGCGGATACCGAACGCCCTGGCACCTTCTTACTCAGCAGTCAACACTGATGACTGCAATCCGATGGAATTACTATACGAGATCTTCACCAACGTAAGTTGGGGCTACGGCTACGCTTCATCGGAGATCGACACAACTGACTGGAGCACACAGGCTGTAACACTTTATAATGAAGGCAATGGCACATCGTTTATCGTGGCAAATCAAAAGAACGCCACTGACATAATCAAGGAAGTTGAGAAACAGATTGATGGTCATCTACGAATTGACCCAACTACTGGTAAGTGGAAGTGTGTATTGATCCGCGACGGATACTCCACTTCTGGGCTAAAGACCGCCGACGTAGATAGTGTCACTGAGCTGCTTGAATTTAGTAGAGGCTCCTGGGAGAACACAATCAATATCGTTAGGATTATGTATAAGCGTAGAGCCAATGACTACACCGATGGTTATGCCCAGGCTCACGACGCCGCGAATATGAAGATCCAGGGACGAAGAGTGCCTGCTATGTATAACTATATTGGTTTACGAGATGACACCTTGGCGAATAAGATTGCATGGCGAGAAGTACGAGCCCATAGTTATCCGTTTGCTAAACTTCGCATGAAAATCAACCGAACATTTTGGGATGCGTTTGTCGGTGAAGTCTTTTTATTCACGTGGACATTCGAGAATTTTAGTGTTGCAGACTTAGCATTCAGAATTACGAAGGTCGATTTTGGCACTACAGAAAACCCAGAGATACTAATCGATGCAGTGCAGGATGTCTTTTCATGGCGAGCAGCATCATTCGCCGATGTTGATCCGTCTTCCTGGACGCTGCCTTCTACTAATCTCATTCCATTTGCAGCAACTGAGCAGATCGCTTTTGAATTACCCTACGCGATTCAGCGACGAAACGATACGACCGACGAAGGTCAGATATGGGCGACCGGCGTAGCTCCAGGCCGAAGCGAGTCTGGTTTTGAAATCATGCAGCGAAATGCCGCTGGCACTCCGAGTGGTAGCTACTACTCAGCAGGTGACGAGTCAGGCTTCACGTGGGACGGTGTACTTGATGGAGCAATTAACCAAGACGCTACAACTATCGACGTGACATGCGATGTGAATATTAATGAATTCCTGGCCTCTATTGAAGCGACAGAGGTCGGCGAATACTTGTATAATCTCTTTATGATCGAAGACGAGCTGATTGCTTGCACCGATGTTGCAGAGATCACTGGCGGATTACGATTCACTGGCTGCCTTCGTGGATTCTGTGATACTGCCCAGGCAACTCATGTCGACGCTCTTAAAGTGTGGTTTTTATCTACGGGCGGTGGAATAGCCGACACAGCATTCACCAATGATTATAATGTTGATTTGAAGCTGTTACCCTACGATCAACACGGCAATAAAGTATCTATAAGTGATGCAGCTCTAACAGTGATCGCTGTTGATTTGGATTTTCGTCCACGCCGACCATACCCACCGACCTTCTTGAAGTGGAATGCGTCAGGCTATCCGACTACAGTTACAATAACAAGTGATGTCGTAGTGACATTCAATCGTCGGGACTTCCGGATCTTGAATGAGAATTCGCAACACGCTACTGATGCGGAAACAATCGATCCAACTTTCCCAGCGAACAATAGTACGATGTATAGGTTGAAGTTGTGGGACGACACTTCGTTAGTTTATACCGGTGCCTGGAATGCTGGAGCTGCAACGCTCACTATGACGTTCGAGAAGATCCTTCGCTACTTAGATGGACTGCCGTCAACACTAAAGATGTCACTCGATACAAAACATACATATAGCTCAGTAGATTATGAATCGACTCAGGAGATCGAACATTCGGCGTCTGTTAATTCATCAACTTTCGATGACGATCACTGGTTTGGTGTGTGTAGTCCGTCAACTACTTGCCCGAATGCCTGGACAAATGTTCCGGATACTGGAAGTTATGGCTTTACAATTGGCACCAACCTTTCCGGCGATGTTGAAGGCCGAATCAATGGTGGATCGTGGGTTCAGGTCATAGCGTCCGGTAATACCGTTGGTAGTTTAACAGGAGTAACGGCGGCGGATACTATAGAGGTTAGGCACCTGGATAGCAGCTCATCCGATGAAATACTTCTAACCGTTAATAGTCCTACAAGCAGTGTGGATGGATTTGGAATTTTAATATTCGCGTAGTATTAGACTTGACAAATGATATATAAAGATGTATAATCTATAGTGAATATTATGGTTTATTGAAGGTGATGGAGCAATGAATGAATGATCACACAGAGAAGATGATTGAGAAAACGGTGGAATATACACTAACGACACTTGGATTTGATTTATCAAATCCAATCGCAGCACAGGAAGATATGCACTTTCTGCGAAGACTCCGGAACCTTACACAAAAGGCCGGAACAAAAGTCATCATGGTGTTAATTAGCATTGCAACAATATCATTAGCTGGTAGTGGAATAGTTGCACTTGGAAAGGCGTTAAAACAAATACTAACAAGTTGAGTAACCTGGAGTGAGTGAGTGAGAATGCCGAAGGTATCAAAAGCACAAGTCGACAAGACAGCGTCTGTGTTCTGTGATCGTATGATCGCAGGATTGGGACTGCAAAAAGCATTAACATGTAATCTGCGAATTGGTAGATTACTAAGAGCTGAAAAGGCGAGGAGAAAAAAACTTGACGAAGCAGACCAAAAGAAAGCGAAAAAGCGTCGGAAGAAAAAAGCCATCAAATCCAAAGCAAGCAATGGGAATCAAAAAGGTTCCGATGAGTTGTCTCAGCTCACAAGCGATAGCACTTGTGGCTCAGGCAGTGGTCGCCGAGAATCTTGAGGAGTACGCGAAGCATAAAAAGGTTGTTGTGTCTACTCACTTCAACGCGGCAGTGTCGTACTTTATGAATTTCTGGGAAGGTGTCGGCGATGACATGTCACCACCCATGCTTGCAAGAGCTATGGCACGTCTCGTGGTATTACGATCCGCACAGATCGAAGGTCGGCTAAGAGATGATCGTGTATCCACAGATGGGTTACATGTAAGAGAGCTGAATGAAAAAGCTGTCGAGATCATAGAGAAGTATCCGAAGTGCGTCGATCCATTCATCCAACTACCGAACGACACCACTGGCTTTAAGATTCCTGTGGATATAATGAATGCAATACCTTTTAATGTTTTGCCTTGGCGGGTAATTATGGAGATAGCCCTGGGTATGATGGAAGGTGGAAGAAAGTATGGCCGCCATAACTATCGCAAGGTGGGTGTACGTGCTACAGTCTATTACGATGCAGGTATGCGTCACTGTGCCGACTTCATCGAAGGCACTGCAACAGATCGTGACAGCGGCCTATCACATTTAACAAAGGCACTATCCAGTACGCAAGTAATGCTTGACAGCATGATTATGGGTAACTGGGTAGATGACCGACCAATTAGAGTTTAAGGTAGGAGAAAGTATGAGAGATCACATGGTGTATCTTGATTGCGATCAGGTGATGACTGATTTCATCGCTGGATCTGCCGAGGCAATCGGCTACTACTACCAAGGCACTGATTCGTTCCCTGACGGATGGACGTATGACTTCTTTCCATTTATGAATTCTACCAGGGAAATAGTAAACGAATATTGTGACATCGACTTCTGGGCAACTCTACCGTGGATTGAAGACGGTAAAGAAATTCTCGAAGTAGTGTTGTCTCGGTTTCGCCCAAATGAGATCACTGTCTTGACGACGCCGATGCGGAACAACGGATCGTACACCGGTAAGATGATTTGGTTCGAGAGAAATGTCCCTGAGCTTTATGAGCGGGTCATTCCTACACTCGTGCCAAAGGAAGAATTTGCGTTTGATTTCAATCGGTTGCTAATTGATGATTGTCAGAGAAACGTAGAGAGATTTATCAAGGCTGGCGGGGCCGCAATATTAGTGCCGCGTCCGTGGAATCAGAACAAGCAACTTTTCTTCGACGGCAAAGCTGTGACGTACATCGCTAAGATGTTAGCCCAGTGGATTAGCATCACAGAACATCCGACAATGAATAGAAAGGAACAACATGCCTAAAATAACAACGGAGCAAGTGGTTGGTGCGTATCAACATCATGGCGGCAACATTCAAGCTGCGGCCCAAAGCTTAGGTGTTGGTAGGGCCAGTGTTTACTATCACCTAAAGAAAGCAGGGATTGATCGTACCAAAAAGATCGTTGATGGAAGTGTCCGAGGGATTGAGGAAGTAAAGTGTCCTTTGCCTAAAAGCGGTGAGATCAAGCGATATATTTTGACATCGGCTCAGAACAACACTCATGTTCATACGCCTGTGTGGAACAGTTTATTGGCTTTGGCAAATCACTATAATGCTCAGATGATGGTGGGAACATTCACCTATAATCAAAACGCTTTTGGTAAGCTATCTGTCAAGCGTGGCAAAGACAAAGGGCGGGAGAAAAAGCTTTGGTACGATCAAAAGGTTGTACCTTATATTGTAGATAAGCGT